CAATGGCCAATGATTGGGAATTTACAGACTTAGCGCGTTTTCGCCAAGCAAACCGAATGGCGGCTCTTGCAAATGTCGAGTTGTTGTTTGAGCGCACTGTTATTTGTGATTTTGTATGTCCTACAGATACGCTTCGACTAGCGTTTGATGCAGATTATACAATATGGATGGATACAATTGACAATGGTCGATTTGAGGACACTAACAAAGTATTTGAAATTCCAGCAAAAGTTGACCTACGTATTGATAAATTTATTAAAGAAGATGAGGTTATGAATGTAATTAATATGATCACAGGAGTACACGCTTAATGTTTGACTATAAAAAACCAACAGTTCAAATGCTAGGTCGTTGGCAACCATGGCACGATGGACACACTGAACTTTTTAAACGTGCGCATTCAATTACTGGACAAGTTGTAATTATGATTCGCGATGTTTTTAACTTTGAAGGAGATGCAGGAGCAGGACGTACAGCAACACAAGATGATAATCCTTTTGGCATTATTGACGTAATTGCGAATATTGAAAAAGCACTAGCAATTCACGGATTCCAAAATGGTCACCAATATCTTATTTTAGAAGTGCCAAATATTGTTGACATTTCGTATGGTCGTGGTGTAGGATATACATTCACTGAGCATGATTTAGGAAAAGAAATTCACGATATTAGTGCTACAAAAATCCGCAAACAACTACGCCAAGATGGCAAACTATAATTAAGGAGAACTATACTATGAACGATGATACTACTACATACACCGTAACAGCCGATGAACTTCGTTCTTTTGTTGAGCGCGTTGAGCGCCTAGCAGCTGAAAAGGCAGATATTATGGACCAATCAAAAGAAGTCCTAGCAGAAGCAAAAGGCCGCGGTTATGATACAAAGGTTATTAAGAAAATTGTATCAATTCGTAAGCGCAATCGTGACGACGTTGAAAATGAAAATGCTATTACACAGATGTATATGGAAGCGCTGGGAATGTAATGCGACCACAATACGAAATTACTGTACCTTACTATCAACAGCAGGAATCAAACGAGCCTCAGCTCAATTCAGCTGAAGATGGCCATCGTTATGCGATGTTTGTTAAAGGTAATGACCATTTAATTAACGGACGAACTTATTGTTTCAAAGACGAAGATGGTAATTATGTCAGTACTTTTGTAAGTCAATATTCTGATATTATTGAACGAAACCTAGAACCGCGTGTAAAGGAGGGTGTACTTGCTTTACACGCGAAAGGTTATTTAACTTTTACTAGCTGTCAAGGCCATGCTGACTCAAAACATAGGTATATTGGAGTAGTATTTAATAATAAAGAACAAAAGAAAGAATTTATTAAATCAGTAGATAAACTTAATTGTGATATTTATTGGTATGACAATGCAATAAACAGTGTCGAAAGACCGTGCCATGAAATACCTTGGTGGGCAGAAGGTGGCATAACGTTACACATTGTTTATGATGACCAAAAGTATAATAAAGCACCACAACAAAGACGCAGAAATAAACCATATACTGATTTAGAACTCACTAAATTTTGGAACATACAAACTAATCGTAACTATACTCATTATGAATGCATAGTGTTTTCATTTGGTTATCCAATGGTAGAGAAAAGTATATGGGAAAGAATACACAAATGGTTATTCTACAAACAAGATAGAGTTGAAAGGTCATACAACGACTTTCTATCTAAAGCGTCATATCTTCCTGACTATCTCGCATAAAAAAGGGGAGCTCGAAAGCTCCCCTTAGTAGTATCGTTAACCGATATCTTATTTTTAGAACAAGTTGCTCACATTTACGCGACGGTAGTAAACGTTTGAGTTGACGTCCAATGCGCCAGAACCTTGTGAAAGGCCTTTTGCGAATGGGTTAGAAACCATGCCGTAACGAGTCTTAAACCCGATTTTTGGCTGGAAGCTGTTTTCGCCAACTGCGCGAACCATTTGTAGCGGAACGTATGGGCAGTAGAAAAGACCAGCATCGAAAGATGAGGAACCTTTGTAGCCTACAACCATGTAGTTTGTGCCAGCATATGGGTCGATATAGACTTTGTAGCGTCCGTTAAGAACACCAGCAAATGTGTTGCCTGTATCGTCAACGCTTAGTGAGTTAGAGTTAAGTGCAGGTGTGTAGTCAAGTACGCCAGCCATCTGAAGTGCAGATGCAACATCTGAAGAACAGATAACCATGTTACCTTTACCACGTCTTGTGCCTTTAGCAATAGCGTTAGCTTCTTGCTCAATTTGGAACATAAGACCTTTGAATTTTTCTACTGACCAGCGACCGTTTGCATCGACGTCTAGGTCGAATGTACCAGCGGTAGCAGTACCAGTTGCACCAGCAACAGCGTTTGTGTAGATTGTACGAACCAATTCACGGTTGATTTCCACGAGGATTTCAGACTGTAGGATGTTCGCCAACTCTGTTTCAGCATCTAGACCGTGTACGGCTTTAAGATCCTGAGCAAGCTCTGTTGTGTACTCTGCTTTGAGTGCTCTTGACTTAGCAGCAACGGTTACTTTCTCGATTGAGAACGCCATTTCTGCAAAGTTTGTGCCGTTACCGTCGCCTAGGGCTTCAGCTGCAGCTGTTGTCATACCTGTGCCTGTGTCGAACAGAGATGTGTTTGCAACGTCTGTTGGAAGAGGCGAACCTGTGTGGGTACCTGCACCAGAGAAGTTAGTTGCTGCTTCGTTGTAGAATGCTTCAGCACCAGCTTGTGATGTCTGCGTTGAGCGCATTGCGAAGATCAAGCCAGTTGGGCCAGTCATCGGCTGAACGCCTGCAATATCATAAGCAATAAGGTTTGGCATCGCGCGGCGTACTAGTGAAATAAGTACTGGATCATAACCGGCGGTTGGACCTGTTGCAGTTGAAGCAGAACCGAAGCCGCCTGTTCCTGCGTCGTTGGCATGTGTTTCTGAAAGCAAGCCAGTCATAGAAGCTGATGTGTCACCAGATTCCATAAGAGCTTTTTCAGTGTTTTCAAGAATTGTCGCTGTGACAGATTTCTTGTGTTGATCTGCGATCGGCGCGAAAGAAGAGTGCTCCAAGATTGGGCCCCATTTTTCCACGAGCTGCTGATAGTTTGACTGAGTCATATGATTCTATCTCCTTGTTGATTTATTCTGGATATATTTATAATAATTAGTATTTCATCTATAAGATTAAGATTGCTTTGCGTTTAGAGATGCAAGAAGAGCATTAATGCTTGAGTGTTCAGAAAGCGGTTGTTTTACTTCTGTATCCTCAGTAATAATTTCTTCTTCTTCAGTTACCTCTTCAACTATCGGTGTAGCCTTTTTAAAGAAAGATTCCTTTAGTGTTTCAAGGTTTGACTTATATGAGTCAGCATCGTCAAAGCTAAGCTTTTCTGATAGCACTTTAAATCTTTCTTGCTCTACGAAAGTAAGACCTTCAGCCATTTCAGCAAATACTTCTGCCGCGTTAGCTTTTGCAATTTCTTTTTTGAGCTCTACGTTCTCAGTAATTGCTTTATTAGCTTCAGCTTTGAGCTGCTCAACTTCTTCTTCCAAGCCGCCAACTACGTCAAGAGTTTCCTCGTCAACATCAATGTTGTGCTCTTCGAAAAGACCTTTAAGACCGCTCATCAGTGATTCAGCCATGTCCACTTTGATACCAGCTTCAATAGCTAATTCGTTTTCTGTCATCCACTCTTCTACNACGTAGTCAAGGTAAGAATCAAGATTTTCTACGATACCTTCCACTGAATCTTCTACAGCTTCCTGCATGTCAACAGTAATTTGCTCTACCTGCTCAGCAACGATTTTGTCAGCTTTTAATGTAGCAGCTTCATTAACCGCAGCTTCAAAAACCAATGTTACTTTGCTTGTGAATTCTTCTGACAAATCCATGCCTTCAAACATTGCAGCAATTGATTCTTCGATTTCGATAACTTCTTCGACAATCTCTTCAGCATCTGCCTCGGCGTCTGCTTCTTCTTTCATGCCTGGTGCAGCTGGTACTTTTTCAGCTGTTGGATTAACAGCTTTATTTACATCAGCTTTTTTCTTTTTAGGTGCTCCGCCTGCTGGTGTCGCCGGTTCTTCTACTGAAGAAACGCCGTCGTCAGCCACGAACTTTTCGTCTAGTTCATTTGACATATGTTTAACTCCTTTTTCATTGGATCTTTTATATGAGTATTATTTATAATATTATTACTTTTCAGCTTCTAAGTGAGTTCACAAAACGCTTGAATAGCTCAGAGGCAGTGTCTTCATTAATTTTAGTAGTCACCACTCTTTTAACCTGCTTTTCTACTACTTGTTGTATTTCTTCAATTACCTGTTCAATAGGTTCCTGAGCAATCCAGTTACCAGAGGCAATATCATAGTAGTATTCAGCATTTTCCATAATACCGTTGACAAAACAGTTAGGACCAGACGGGTCAGTTACGATGTCGACTGTGGCTAGGTGAAAGTCGTTTTGTACTTCCATAATACCACCTTTCGTTGCTTTAACTGANCCAAGACCGCGGGTAGATACTCCAATTTTAACACCCTCGTCCATAAATGTTTTAACGATCTCACCCATTGGAGTGCTAAGAATTTTAGCTTTACCAGTAAAGTTAGATCCTTCTCGCTTCAAACCAGTAATTAGGTGTGAAACACGATCGCCGTTAATTGTAGGACCATCAGGATGGCCTAACTCACCTAGCGCACGCTTAGTTTCGATGAAATCGGTATTGTACCGAGTCATTTCTTTTTCCAAAACCTCTGATGGATAAATTCTTCCGTTACGGTTCTTAATGTCGCCTTGCATAAAGATACCCTCAATGAAGTGGGTTTTTTTACCCGTTTCTTCATTTACTTCGGCGAATACATTGGTATCCTCTGTTACTTCAGTAATTAATCTCATGTTTGGTTCCTTTAAACTTATTTATACTCAAGTAAGGAAGCTATAGTGCTTCTCTTGCAAACCCGACGATTTCATCAAATCCAGATTTGTCTGTCATCATTACTTTTTGCATTTCTTTTTTATTCTTGGCGTTCAAATCTTTAAACATTCTATTTAATAAATCTGCATCTTGCTTAGAAACTTTTACGGATTTACCATCATTTAATTTTATAGATCCGGGTTTAATTGATTCAGTTAGCACAGATTCTTTCATATCGCCGCGTAACGCTTTAACTGTTTTTTTAGTAGCATTACGATCAGCCATCTTCAAACCTTTTTCACGCTTAGCACGAGTTTTAAGATCTGCTGAATGGTCGCCTTTACGAAGAATGTTTGCTACAGCAGAATTAGTGGCTTTGTCTTTACTTGTCTTAGCTTTATTTCTATAGCTGTTCATAGCCTTTGGCGTATCTAGTACTTCATCAAGCTCGACTTCTTCTCTACGAAGTGATGCAAGAGAACGCTGTGTAGAAGTCATTGTGCGGGCTGGTTTCTTACGACCAGTCTTTGTACGGCCCATCGCTTTATTATGCTCTGCGTCTTTTGCACGCTGCATTGCAATAGAGTCACCTGTCATTTTTGGTGCGCCCTTGCGACGAGGTGCTTCATCTAATTCAACTGATTCCTTTGCAAGTTTATCAGTAGCTTTTACGATACCTTTGTAGCGCTTCATTGCACCTTTATGCATGTCAAGCGAATCTTTACTCGACATATCTGCCGCAGATTTCTTAATATAATTGCCAAGAGTCTTTTTGCTTAATTCGTCAAGCTCGACTTCTTCGTTTTTCTTTTTACGAAGCATTGCTAGATCATGGCCGTCAATTTTACCATTTTTGTTATGATCGATTTTCTTTTGCTTAGGTGATAGTTCTTCACCCTTTACGTCATGTTGTCCACCACAATGTGAGCAATCTGGTCCACATCCGCATTTACCATCTTCATCTATTTTGCTATCGCAGCATGAGCAAGTTTGCTCTTCTAAAGCACCTTCATTTTTTTCCCAAGGAGCCTTTTTCAAACTAACTGCCTTTTTGCCAGACTTAGAAGTTTCTCCGGCTTTTGCTAAGCTTTTAGCAATACTTGCTTTAACGCTTTCTTTAATTTTATCCTTACCACCTGTAGCAGCTTTGGCAAGAGCGTTTGTTTCAGCCTTTTCAGCAGCTACAATTTTATCTTGGCCATCGGCATCAGTTTTATCACTGCGAACTTTTTTCTGCACAGTGCGCGTTTTTCCATCCGGTCCGGTTTGTGTCACTGCTTTTTTAAGAGCAGAAGATGTGGTTTCATCAAGTTCTACTTCTTCGTTCCGCTTCATGAGATATGCTTTATCGTAATTAGCATCACCTTCTTGATCTGCATTGCGTTTAGCTTTTTGTCTAGGCAAACCTTCTGCGCCGATATCACCAGTAAAAACAGCGTCTGGTGCTACAGGGTGAGATTTAGTTTCATAGGAATGCATGTCTTTAAATGCTTTTTCTTCCTTAGATTTTGCCGGCTGGGCCACTTCTGACACCATTTGTTTGAAGGATTTCATTTCCGTTCTCCCGATTATCTTTTTTATATTTATATAATATTATGTGTTGCTATTCTTCGTCATCAGGCTCAGGCGGAGCTTCTTTTGCTTCAGCTTCAATTTGCTCTTTCATTTCCTTCATTTCTTCCTCTGACATGCGGAGAACATTGCGAAGTACCCACTCTCTTGAGTAGTAAGTACCAACATGTTCTTCAACTTCACGCAGAGTTGAAAGTCTTTCGCGAGTAATTTCAGCTTCTTTTAATTCTGTAAAGTAGTTGTCCTGAACAAAATCGTAACGAATCAGGTTTTTGATTTCTGCAAACTCTTCAGGAGTTAGAATACCCTTTAAGACAAGTTGTTTTTCAAGTATAGCAGTAAACAATCCGGAAAAGCGAGATCTGATTCTCTTGACAAATTTGCTAAATTTAAGTTCGTCGCGTGTAATTTCGGAAGTTCTACCAAATGTTGCCATTGTTTCTGGTTCAAGACGAGAAATAGGCACTTTCAAAGATTTGTATAATTTTCTTTGAAAGTATTGCATATTAGTATCATCGGTTAGACCAGCGGCAGATCCGCCCGCCATCGTATCAACTTCAGTTGAACGTTCACCACCGCGGCGAGGGAACCAAAAATCTTCAGTCATTGTCATCATTTTACGAGCGTCGGAAATTTCACCAGTTTGTGAGTTATACTGTAGCTTGTTTTTATGACGAGTCATCATATCTCTTAGATACTGCTCAGCTTTCGATTTAGGCAAATTACCAACGTCAATATAGAACACTCTTCTCTCAGGAGCTCGCGTAAGAGTGTAAATGACTGTAGCATCTTCTAACATCCTTAACTGGTTTAGAGGTTTAATTGCTGGATGCAAATAAGATAATACTAACGAGTTATTTTCGTTCATTTGTCCTGATGTAATTCTAGCAACAGAATCTTTAGCAATTCTATATCCTACAGAAGCACCCGAAGCGCTAGAAGATTTATCA